CTCCTCGCCCGCGATCGGCATGAATCCCATGGGGACTATCTCGGTCTTGCCGTTGATCTTCAGCGGCTTCACGGTGTTCTTCGCCCGGAAGCAGAAAATGAAATTTGCGTTGATCTGCAGAATGCCATTGATGAGCCGTCGACGGTTCGCCTTCGGCTTCTGCCAGGACAGCATCTTGACGCGCTCGCGCTTCGCCCAATCGTTGCCGGCGAGGCGCTCAAGTTCTTTCTCCTGCAGATCGAGCATTCCGCCCGGCGATTCGTGTTCGTGGCTCATGCTGTCCACGATGATTACGCCGGCGCCCGCTTTGGCGCACTGCTCGAGCGCTGCGAGATAATCGAGTGAGCCGAACGGCGCGCCAAATTCGACGTATTTGAATTTGAACCGATCGGCGTAGTGGAGCATCCGGCGAGCTTCGGTATCGATGCCGAAGATATCGCCGCCGGTGACGGCCTGAATGCCCGTTGCGAGCCTCAGCGCGGAGAACGTCTTGCCGGAGCCAGATGGACCCATGAGGCCAATGAGCAGCGGGACACGCTCGCGGACTGCGGCTTTGACTTGGAAGCTGCGGACTACCTCGTTCATTTCCTATCCTCCGAGCGAAACATTTACCGGCACCTTTTCGGCATATTCCGCTTCGCGCTCGAGCCATCGTGTCTCGGTCCAGCCGCGCGGGCGCGAAAGCACGACCTCAGGCGGATAACCGGGCCAGCAATCGGCCGCCATGCAGCGGCGCCAGACGTCGATCGCCATGTTGATTTTTTTTCTGCCCAAAGTGAGATCCGACTCGCTGATTTCCACGATGCTCAGCGCGTAGGGCGGATGGTCTTCCTGCGCGACGAAATAAAAAACGCGGTGGCCGGCGTTGTCGGGATCGAGCACGTCGAGGCCGCGCTCATGAAATGCCGCCTGTATATCCCAACCCATCTCGCCGGGCCGATCGGCGATGGCATGCGGTGCGCACGATAAGCTTGTTGTCTTGTAGTCCCATGAAGAGAGCCTGTCTTTTGGGAGCCAGTCGACCAGCGAGCGAAACCACGTCGGACCTTCCTTCCAGGCCAGCATGACTTCACCTGACCCATAGCCATCCCGAAAAGCCGTCAAATATCCGGCCCCGTCGAGCTGTGTGCGAGCAGCGGCGACCATCTCCTCGGCCCGGTCAAAGTGCTTCTGCAGGACGCACAGCTTGCCATCCTTCGCGCATTTCGCGCGATAGTCCTGGTCGGCTTTCGTCCGCCAATTCTCGGCCTCGATTGTGCAGATGTTCTTGCCGCGGCCGATCAACAGCGAATGCGCCACGTTGCCGATGTCGTATTTCGTTTTTTCGTCACGCTCGAAGTTCGGATTGAGCCTCGGGTGACATTGCCAAGCGTGCCGCGGCGAGCGGTCGATCAGGATCTTCGCGATCGATTGACTTAGCGACGGCACGGGCGCCGGATCGTCGAAATATGCGTCTATCGGAAAGTCGAAGTAAATGCCATGCTTTATCACGGCGGCACCGCTCTCTTGTCTCGACACCCTCGGCATCATCGGCTCGCTCCTCATTGACGTCACTCTCGATCGGCTCGCTCTAGTTCCGCTGTACTCTTCGCAAACTACGGCTCGCTCACCTTCCTCGGCACTCTCCCGTAGCGTGGCTCGCTCTGCGACATCAGCACTCTCTGCATGTTCGGCTCGCTGCTCGCGGCTCTCGGCACTCTCGGGGAGGGCGGCTCGCTCTGTGCTTACGGAACTCTCAAGCACTGCGGCTCGCTCGATCACCACGGCACTCTCTTTGGGCGCGGCTCATTCAGCGGCTTCTAAAAATCCCCCCTTGCCGCCATAGTACGCAGACTCAAAGCCAGGGAACATGTCCGCATGCGGAATGCGGATCTCGTGCGCGTGGCCGAGAATCGACAACGCAAATGGCTTAGGCGGCGCCTTACCGAAATGGTCCCAATACATCAGGGCGTGCAGGTGGGAGAGGAAGATCTTGACGGCGAAGCGGCGCGCACGCGCGTCAATGTTGAAGTCGGGGAGCCTGCCCTCTTTGAGTTTGTCCTTCACGGCTTTCGTTGCGCCGGCAGAGACCTTAAAATCTTTCGCGCGCTCGGCATTCGCGCCACTCTCGTTGCGCTCGATCTCAAAGCGCTTCCGATCGCGATACAATTGCCCGTAATAGCAGTCCGGATCATTTGACTGCTTCATGAAGCATTGTCCGGCGTGCCAGCAAATTTGCTTCAGCTCGGCGTTATATGGGCGCTTCTCGCCCTTCTCCCATTTCATCGATGGATTGAGCCCCGCAAAGCTCCAGATATGACCGACCGTCGGCGCCTTAGTAATGTCGATGTGTGCCAGCAATCCAGCTGTGATCACTGCGCCGATTCCGCGCTGTGCCTTGATCCACACTGCGACGCGGGACGTCAGAATTTTGTCGAAAGCCCGTGCGAGGTCATTCTCGATGCCGGCAAAAGCGTCGGGCACGTGCATCAGAATGCTTTTTATCTCGCTGCTCGGCATCGCCTCTATGCGATCTTTTCCTAAATGCCGAAGCTGCATATCCATTGTTTTCCTCATCTTCTGGCCCTGATAATAATTAGCGACCAGCAGGCGCAATTCGGGCGCTGGCAGATTCTCAGCTTCGAGAATTTTTTCTTTCGACAGCGGATATGGTCGGGTTCGTTTCATTGCATCCTCCGTTTTGCTTGGATTAAAAACGCTCTCGGATTCCGGTACCTCTCGTCCAGTTAGGCTCGCTCGCGGGTTTCGGTGCTCTCCCTGAAAGACGGCTCGCTCGTTGTCAGCGGTACTCTCTCACTGGACGGCTCGCTCTCCCAAATCGGCACTCTCTGATGATTCGGCTCGCTCCAGTCTCTAGGAACTCTCACTAGCCTCGGCTCGCTCGAACCTCGCGGCACTCTCACGACGTTCGGCTTCACGCAGCTTCTTCCTTACGGAATTCCCCATATACTTTCTCAATTTCTGAGCGAACTTCCTTCTCGCCCCACACGTTGCGTACAGTCGTCTTCGGGTCATCCATCTTTGACTTCAGGCTCGCGTAGAAGGCCGCGTTCTTTGTATGCCCCGAAGCGCTGCTAGTCTCGCGTGTGATGGCGATCGACAGATCGTTGCCCGAACAGTCGCCGAGTTTTTGCTCGCCGTTCACACGCCAGACGTCGACGATCAGCGATTGGATGGCGTTGCGCAATTTTTTGCTTGGCTTGATCGGAACGACTTTCACGGACCCGGTCACGCGACCTGGAACAAGTCGCTCCTGCGGGGGCGCAGCGCCAATATTTTTGATGTAGCTGCGTTCCGTATGGCGTTGTCGCGATTTGGCTGAGACAAGGCCGAGCGCCAACGCGTAGAGAATCAACTCCTTATCGCCCGTCGCGAGCAAGCGTTTGGCCTGCGTCTGAACGTCGTAGGGGTTGTCATCGCGAAACTGATCTAGTCTTGAACTCATATCCACGGGTGGTGCTCCTTATTTTATAGGCTCATGCTTTGCGGTACTCTCAGGCCGCATGGCTCGCTCTTTTCTTCCGGCACTCTCAATATTTTCGGCTCGCTCCCATGCCACGGCACTATCCACTAAAGCGGCTCGCTCACATGTCACGGCACTCTCTTGTTGATCGGCTCGCTCTCGGTCGACGATACTCTCCCCTTAGACGGCTCGCTCCCATGTTGCGTCACTACTATCTATCAAAGCGGCTCGCTCCTGTATTTCGGCGCTCTCCAGGGTCTCGGCTCGCTCGATCACCACGGCACTCTCCGCTAGGACGGCTCGCTATCGTATTGGCGTGGCTATAACACTGATGCAAAGCAGCGCGGCGATGAGCAGGGCGGCGAAGGCGATGGTGGCCATCATAGTTCGCCGTCCAAATTCTCATCGCTCGCGTACAATAACGGCACCATCTTATGCTTCCGGCGCGCGATATCGTTAAGGCAGCCACATGATTTGGTCGCCCCCCGTCCCCGGCGTAAACTAGTCCCGCTCACCACTGTTTCGTTCCCGCAATCGCAACGGCATTTCCAGTAGCCCCTCTCGTCTTCGGTATGGCTAAAGCCAATCACTTCCAGCCTGCCAAAGCGCTTGCCGATCATTGGGATACATTTTCTGCCGGAACCCGGAGGACGAGGCGGTTTAAATTCCATTCCGCAATGCGGGCATTTCATCGTCGAGCCTCCTCCGCTCCAATCGCGTTCGCCGAGTCAGACCCTCGGCGGCCTTGTCGACCAGCCGCGCGAACTTCTCGTCGGCGCGGATGCGAATGCCTATGTCGGCGCGGCGCATCAGGATCTCCTGCACGACGGAGCGCAGGAAAGGCATCCCGGATTGCACGCGCATTGCGTCGCGCGCGGCCAGGTGCGCACGCTGGCATCCCAGATGCAGTCACAGTCGCTGAACGACCCGCATTCAGGACATTGTTCGCGCTCAATCGCCCTGTCGATGTGCGCGTCGGTGACGCCGGGAGGGAGCCAGCCGTCTGTGCTCATGATTTATCCTCACTGAGGCGCCGACGACGACTTGCTTGAGCAATTCGGTTGCATTCACGACATTGCCATCTTCCGCGGTTCCCGTTGTACGATCGCGTCCAATAAATGTTTTCCGGAGACAATTCATGGCCGTTGAAGCATTTCGACTTGGGATCAGGTGGGCCGTTTGGCCGACCCTTTATTTTTCGAGTCCGATCTATCTTGTAAATTTCAAATTCCTCCAGAATATCCTCAATGTCGGCGCTCATGTTCAGACTATTACGCAATTTTGGATGATCGGATTGCATGATCCATATGTCCAGTGTTGGTGGCGTTCTTTGTTTGGGACAGGCGCGGCGAGTATCCAGATCAAGTTAGCGGCTAGATACACGACCAAGAGACCCCGAAAGGTCATGGCGCGCGCTCCGACAGGACCGCCGAGACATCGTCCATCGAGGGCGCCCGCCCGGACGCGACTGCGGCGGCGACCGGGTTGGCCTCCCCGACGACAAGCTGGACAATCGCCGGATAATGCTCGCGGAAGCTCGAACGGCGGATCATCCGTAGGAGCAGCCGGAGCTCGGCTAGGACTTCGAGCGAAAGGCGGGTGCCGCGGCCAAGGGCCATCGCCGCCTGTTGCGCTTTCCTCTCCTCACGAAACCAGCGTTCGACGCGGACGATCGACTTGTCGATGTTGCATAGGTGCAGATCCTTGGCCCGATTCCGGTAGCGCGCGCGGACGAGCGGATCGCCGGTGCCCCGCTTGATCGCCCACTCCACGGTCAGCTTCAGCGCGTTGATCTCGTGCTGGCGATCGAAGGTCGTCCGGATTGCGGCTATGGCCGCGTCCTCGGCCGCAGCGCCGGCCTGTAAAGCCCGCTGCTGCGCGCGCCGGCCGCGCTGGATGTCCCTATCCCGCCGGGCGGCGAGCTTCTCCACGACGCGCGCTGCGGGAAAGGCGATAGGCTGGAAGGGCATCTGACTAATCATCCTCAAATTCGGCGAGCGGCTCACTTAATGCACGGGCGCATATCGCTGTCAATAGATTTATGTTGACCCGCATAATTCCTTTGTGCATCATGCCCGACACAATGCACCCGATCGAGCATATCCGGAAAGTCATTCTCGGCGTCAATCAAGCCGATTTTGCCGCAATTGCTGGCGTAAATCAGGCGACGGTCTCGCGCTGGGAAAAAGGCGAACTTGAGCCCCGGCGGGAGGATTTGGCCAAAATCCGGCATGCAGCCCGCGAACGTGGCTTAATCTGGGATGATTCGTGGTTCTTTGAGCCCCCTGGATTTCACGTGAAACAAGCCGAACCGGATACCGCGGCATGAACATCCAATCCGCTGCCCACACCAACCGCAGCGGTGGGGCTGTCGCAGCAACCCCAGCCCCCCTGGCTCGCCGTGCGACAGCCTCTCTTTCTTCCCCAATCGTCGGCCGCCTTATTGGACAAGCCGTGGTCGTCGATCGGCCGGCACCACAGCGTCTTCCGCGGTGTGGTGCCGGCTCGCATTTCCTGCCTGTCGATTATTGAGAATTTCGGCGGCTTTTTCGGTCGTGTCGGTCGAAATGCACCTCGGGAGGGATCGAGTAATGAGTCTTGTCGCGGAACTTCATGCCGAGCGCAAAGCTCGCCTGCTACGTCTCGGATTTGGGCCGAAGCTTCCGCCGACACCGTTGCCTGAGCCTCCGGCCGTCGAGCCACCCTGCAAAATCGAGCCCATAAAAGCCGCCCCGGAACCTGCTGAAAATGAGCGTGACTGGCTCATTATCGCGACGCCGGATCGGGACTTCGTTGCATATCCGCTGCTTGTTCACGAAGTTCAGCGCCTCGTGGCCAAACATTTTAAGCTCAAGCGTGCGGACCTGTTATCGCCGCGACGTACAGCCGACCGGACGCTCCCGCGCCAAATCGCGATGTACCTCGCGAAGAAGACCACGCTGCGATCGTTGCCCGAAATCGGCCGGCGGTTCGGTGGACGTGACCATACGACTGTTCTTCACGCCATCCGCAAGATCGAACGGCTGCGTGCTGACCCAAAGCACGCAGCCCTGGCCGCGCAAATCAGAGAACTCGAAACAGAACTCAACATCACGGAGGCAGGAAATGCTGGCGAAGAACTCTCTTGAGGGCAAGGCGGAAGCCTACCTAGCGCGCATCGAGACGCTGCTCGCCGATATTGATTCCGAGCGCGGCCTTTACATGGCCCATTGCAAGGAATTTCGGGAAGACATCTCTGAGATCTACGTTGAGGCCAAAGACAACGGCGTCCCCGTTAAAGCCCTGAAGGGAATAGTGAAGCATCGCCAGCTTCAGAAAAAGCAGCAGGCTATCGCCGACAGCTTCGATATCGACGAGGCGGCGGCATACGAGACGATTCGCGAGGCGCTCGGGCCGCTTGGTGCTGCGGCTGCGGATAGGCATGATGCCAAGGTCGCTGACGAGAAGGCCAAACAACAGGACGCCGAGAATCTCCAGAAAGTTGGGCGCGGCCCCGAAGTTGCTAATGCCTGACGTAATTCTTGCCCTCGATCCAGCCCGCAAGACCGGCGTTGCGCTCGGCATTCCAGGCGAAAAGCCGCTGCTCGTGACAATGAATTTCTCGCGCGAGTTGGATGGTCCCGAAGATGTCTTCGCGCGCGCGATGGCATGGATAAACCGCGCGCTCGACGGCAGCCTCGACATCGCGAACGAGACACCGTTCGGCCCGCCGACCATCCTCGCAATCGAGGCGCCTATCCCGCCGTCCAACAAATTCGGCAGCACGACGTTCGACACGACGCTCATCTCGCTAGGTCTTTCGGCAATCTTCCGAGGAGCTGCTCGAGCCCGCGGCGTTCCGATAAAACTTGCCCATATCGGGGCATGGAGGAAATACGCCCTCGGAGTCGGTAACCTCGACGGTCGTACCGCGAAGCAAATGATGGTCCGCCTCTGCCGCGGTCTCGGCTGGGGCGACAACGTATCGGTCGATGAGGCCGATGCTGCCGGCATTTTTTTATGGGCGAGTGGCCAGCTAAATCCGCGCCTCGCCACGCGGCCCGAGCCGCTGCTCGCCGGACTCGCGCAATGACAGTCAAGATCCTCAAGGGCGACTGCCGCGAAGTGCTGCGCATGCTTGCGGATGAGAGCGTGCATTGTGTGGTGACATCGCCGCCATATTGGGGATTGCGGGATTATGGAACGGCGACGTGGGAGGAGGGTGATGCGGGATGCGACCACAAGGCTGGCAAAAACGACACGAACAACGGCGCCATTCGCGGCGGCCCTTTTCGCGATAACTGTGGCAAATGCGGTGCCCGTCGCATAGACAGCCAGCTCGGGCTAGAATCTGACTTCAACACCTACGTCTGCGAAATGGTCGCAGTATTCCGCGAAGTGCGGCGGGTGCTGCGCAAGGACGGAACGCTGTGGCTGAATTTGGGGGATAGCTACGCCAGTTCGATCAACGGACGGAAGGCTGCTGACATTGTTGATGATGACCGAACGTTTCGGGATAAGCCGTTCAGCACAGTAACGAATGACTGGCAATCACGTGTTGGATCAAGCGGCAATAGAGGCAATCTCGGTGCTGATCACGCTTTCCGAATTTCCGACCCTATTTTCAAGCCCAAAGACCTCTGCGGGATTCCATGGCGCGTCGCCTTTGCCTTGCAAGCCGATGGCTGGTGGCTGCGTCAGGACATCATCTGGTCAAAGCCCAATCCCATGCCCGAGAGCGTCACCGATCGCTGCACCAAGGCGCACGAGTATCTGTTTCTGCTGAGCAAGAGCGAGCGCTATTTCTATGATGCCGAAGCGATACGGGAAGATGGACCATCATATGTGCGGAAGCCGGGACATTGCTCAGACGAGAGTGCAGATGCTTATGTCCACAGTCGCCAGACGAATATGTCCATCCGAACAATCGTGACCAACGGTCGCAACAAGCGCAGCGTCTGGGAAATAGCGACTGCGCCATTCTCGGAAGCGCACTTCGCCACCTTCCCGCCCGCTCTGATCGAGCCTTGCATCAAGGCGGGATGTCCGCAGGGCGGCACCCTACTCGACCCGTTCGGCGGCGCCGGCACGACTGGTCTTGTTGCTGATCGTCTCGGCCGCAATGCCATCCTGATCGAACTCAATCCAGAATATGCAGCGATGGCGGATCGTCGCATCCGCGACGATGCCGGCATGTTTGCCTCGGTAGCCGCCGAATGACCCGCCCACACCGCACCTTCCGCTATGTCCCGTTTGCCCTCGTGCTCGACTACGAGCGGCTTGGCTGGATGCACGATCCGTGGCCGATGCCTGGCGGCCACGGCGAATGGTCGGTCATTTGTTGGTGGCTTTGCGATTGTCCAATGAGGGAGCCGAAGGGATGACATGGACCGATGAGCGGACGGACAGGCTGAGAGAGCTTCACGCGGAGGGCGCGTCGTGCGGCGCGATTGCTCGCGACCTCGGTGGCATAACGCGAAATGCGGTCATCGGGAAAATTCATCGGCTCGGGCTGCATCGACCTGACAGCATAAACACGAACGAAACGAAAGAGCCTCTGCGGCGCAGAGTTGCGGACGCGCGATCGAGGCGGGTGCGCAAGGTTATCAGAAGCTTTAACGGCTTCATGGTCATGGATATCGCGCTGCCGACATTGCCCATCGGCAAAAAGCATGACGGGCGAGCCATTCCCAAAGCTCAGCGTAAATCGCTTCTCGAACTCCGAGATCGTGACTGCCGTTTCCCGTTCGGAGAGCCCGGACATCCTGGATTCTTCTTCTGCGGCGCGCTAACGGTTTCGACGCTTCCGTATTGCGCACACCACTGCAGCATCGCCTACGCCGGTATTCCAGCTCGGAGGAGGTAGCGATGTCCATGGAGGCCGCATGGCTGGTCGTCTTCTGCGCAATGAGTTCTGCGCACGTCAGACGGATGAGCCGTAAGGACGCCGAGGAGTTGCTGGATGCCTACTTCGCGAGGATAGACGAAGTCGCGCGAGCAAAGTTTCCGGAGACGGCAGACAGAGCGTAAAATCTGATGAAGTGGTACAAGCGAGATCCGGACGCAGCCTTAGCGGGAATGATAGGACTCGGACCCGCCGAGCGCGGTATCTACAACACGATTATTGACCTCCTTTATTCGAGGAACGGAGACCTCCCAGATAGGACGGAATTCCTTCTTTGCGCGTTCGAGTGCCACGGGAGCACTTGGCGATCTGTCAAGCAGAGCCTCATTGAGAAGGGAAAAATCTGGGTCACTCCAGACGGCAAACTGATGGCAAAACGTGTTGAAACGGCTCTGAAAGAGGCGGCAAACTTCTCCGAAACTCAAAGTAAACGCTCGTCAAAACGTTGGCAAAAATCCAAAAACCGTAGCGATATCAATGGAAGTCACATGCCATCGTCGGCAATGCCGCCGGGAGATGCCAATACAACCACAACCACAACCACACCCCTTACCCCATTTGAAAATGGGTTTGATAAGTTTTGGAACTCATACCCCCGCAAGGTCGGGAAGGAGGACGCGGCCAAAGCCTACGCGAAGGCTCTCAAGCACGTCTCGCTGATCGAAATACTCGAAGCCCTAGAAAAACAGAAACCGCAGTGGCGAGATCCGAAGTTCATCCCGTACCCGGCAAGCTGGCTCAACGCCGGCCGCTGGGCCGACGAACTGCCAATCGCTAAACCGCCAGGCCGAGAAGGTTGGGTATGACCGACGACGCACCCGAAGTCATAGATCTTGCCTCCTATCGCGGACGGCATGGACAGCCAGGCTACTTCGCACTCGCCGATCTACCTCAGCGAGGAAGCATCGAGGAGCAAGCCTTCGGAACAGGATGGTGGGAGCTTGATCAGATTTTCAAGTTTTATTTGAGCCAATTTGTTGTTGTTACGGGAATCGCCGGACATGGAAAGTCGACCTTCCTGCTGAACGTCATTTGCAATCTCGCACGTGATCGCGGTCTCAAGTCATTTCTCTACGTTCCAGAGAACGAAGCTTATTTGCTCGACAAGATGAAAAAGATTTGGGGTTCGAGGCCGGCATTTGATCATTTCGCCCAAAATCAAATCTTCGTTCAATCGGCCACACCTCAAAGCCTAAACGATCCACTCAAAACTTTGGATTGGGTTTTGGAGCAAGCAGTCATCGCCGTTAACGAAGACAAAGTCGAGTTGGTTTTGATTGATCCATGGAACGAGCTTGAGCGGTCAAAGCCAAAAGATATGCTGATGACCGACCACATCGGCGAGAGCCTGATGCTCATCAAACAATTTTGCCGGATGTTCAACGTTATTGTAATAATGGTGGCTCATCCAACAAAAGCGGTATTCGAGCACGGAGGACGCCCTGTTAGCCTGGCCGACATCGAAGGCTCAATGAACTGGTTCAACAAATGTGATAATGGTCTCATAGTGTCCCGTGACGAAAATGACAGAGCAAAAGTTGCGTCGCGCAAGGTGCGAGAGTTGGGAGCAGGAAAGCTAGGAGATTGCTATTTCGATGTTGACCCGCGAACTGGGTTGTTCACGCCGATTTACGGAGCGGTCTCGTGACGGCGGCCGAATTGTATCTTGCGCAGATAGAGGCGATCATCGCCGAAATTGAAAACGACTACGCTGCCGAGTTTGCCCAGCCAGATGATCGAGAGGCGTTCGACATCGTCTGTCGCATCGAACGAAAACTCCTAACAAAGAAAATGAAAGCATGACTAGCCGACGCGCATTCCGTAGCGACAAAAGAAAATCGAGGAACAAAAACTTTCGCGGCCAACATCTCGCAGGTGCCGACCGCAGAGTTGAGAACTTGCCAATCAACGCGCTAGTGAGAGCTGTTG